GAAAGAGAAGTAGTGCTGTCCTCAAAGTGCTCATTGACTACAGGTAGTTTGTCTACACTTTCTCTTTCAACAGAGAAACCTACACCTGTGCCACACATAAGGATATACATACACTCATCAAAACTACGTGGGCTATCTACAGGTATATAGCTACAGTTGTAACCGCCTACATGACACCTGTCTAGAGCAGGTCCTGCAGTCATTAAGGCTCTCATGCTAGGCATCACACCTAAGTTCATTATCTGAGTAGATAGTTTTTCTTTCAATGCTTTTGTCAAGTCATAGTTATAATTATCCTTTAGATGCCCAGTCATATAACTAAAGTATCTATCTACTGTCTCTCCCCAATTTTCTCTTCTTTGTTCATCATCTTTCCATCTTGCGTAGCGAGAGAGTGCTATAAAGTTTTGGTAATCTGTTGGTAGGTAATTGCTTTTCATTATCTTTACTCCGTTAATATTTTAATGTGGGATATTTTAACACCCTCTAAATCGTAAAATAGCTCACGCATATAATCCTCAAAATCTTCTGTGACATCTCCGTCAGAAGGTATAGGATACTCTTCAGGGTCTATTACAAGGGTTGCCATAATCTTAACTCTCATTTTCTGCAACCTCTATTAATTTGTTCAAATACCATTGTGCTTTCCTTAAATCCTCTAACCCATTCTTATACTTGTATCTCCATAAATACTTAGCGATATTACCCTGCAAGTAGGATTCAAAACCATCACCTAACATAGCCTGTAAAGCATCTATACACTCAATGCCTGATTCATTGTAGTGTTTAGGGTTATTAACCATATCTTCTTTTAAGTTTTCCTGCTCTGCTTTCATTCGCATGTACTCCAAATGTCTTATCATTGTAACTTATTATCGTTGTCAGATTCAAAGGATAATAGCACAACATTATCTTTTTTGTCAACTACTTTTAACTTGGGCTTCTCATCTTTTTCATACTCGTCTGCTTCTTTAACTGCTCTCTTTCTAAGGTCATCATCTTTTTCCATGATGGCTATAGTGGCACATAAAGCCCTACAGAAATCTAAAACACCATAGTAATCATCGTCATTAAGTGGATTGTCTTCTGAAGTCATTATAAAAACATTGACTTCAGTTGTCCAATTAAAGTTTTTATCCATCTGTGGTCTAACACAAATAACGAAATCTTCGTCTAGTACTCTATTACCTAAACTCATTTACCTCTCCTTACTTTAGCACCTGTAAACTTTATAAATTTAGGGTGTCTATTCTTGCCCTTTTCTTTGAGCCAATCTTCAGGAATTATCCTGTCGTAATACCTAAACCCATACTTGTCACACCATTGCCCATAAGAAGATTTAGCACCTTTTCTTAGTTTAGCCCTACTGTTAGTAAAAACAAATCTAATGTCTAAGTTGGGGTGCTGTTTCTTTATAGCTAAATGTTTTCTTCTGTCTATTGCTAGAAACCTACCCTTTGTTTCTATTATAATACCATTGTTTAGTATAAAGTCAGGGGTATAGGTGCGATAAGATAAATCTTCCCATTCTATCTTGATAGTTTCATAATCATATTTATGATTCTGCTCAGTCAGATAGATAGATATAGTGTGTTCTAATCCACTCCTATACCCATGCTTTATGGCATCTCTTCTTATTTTATGTGGAGACACTATTCTCCCTTTAATTTAACGTATTGAACCATCTTAGGTTCTTTAGCCTGAGACATCTGTGCAGGTAGCTCACGAAGAGTTTCCCAACAAGACTGCCTATATGAACAAAAGGTACAGTTCTTATTTAAAACCATGTTTCCTGTAGGTTTACCCCTAAATGTTTCAGGTTCAGGTTCAAAACATCGTACCAACTCGTCTGATTCAGTCTTCTTTATATTCACTTTGATTTTGTCAAGCTCTTTATCCATGTCTATGTTAGCACGAACATATTTAAAATGACCATTGGCTTTGTTTACAACCCACCAACCACCTGCCTTCTTATTAGAAGCCTTTGCATAACCTGCTAGTTGTCCAACATAACCAAAACTATCGCCTGAATGTAAGGATTCATATGAATCAAACTTGTATTTGTATGACCAATCAGAAGCAGATTTAATATCGTCTACTGCATCGTTCATAACTAAATCATATGAACCTGATATTTTGGTATCTTCATCAAGTTCAAGTGTTACATTTTCTGTGTCCTCAAACTTAACATTAGATTCTCTTAGTATAGCTTTAAATACTGCTTCTACTATATCTCCAATCATCATGTTCATTACGAAGGTAGTAGGTTTAGGTAACGCAGTCTCAGGCTTGTTCTTTTCAAACCATAATTGACATGAAGGTCTGCCTATATTAGACATACGTAACCTAAACTTGTCATCCCTTTTTGTGTTGAACTGACGATTCAAAGCATCTTTGATATCAGTAGCCACTTTATCAATATTCTCTTGACTCATAGCTGACTTGCCACTTGTGGCATTCTCAAGATACTGATGAATCATCATTTCAGCAGGATGGTTCACTATGCCACCTCTTCATCTACGTTAACATCAATGAAATCATCAACGATGTCTTTATCCTCTTTGCTTACAGGTGCTTTAGCTTTCATTTCCCACTCATTAAATATATAACTGTTGTAATTATCTATCCATGACATGAAGTTAATGAAAATGTTTTGGTCTTCGTCAGTAACCTTAACACTTTTCTGTAAGTCAAGTGAATAATTAGGTAGATAAAAAGATGAACCACTAGGTATCTTTCTTTCTTCACTAGTCAATGTTATGAAATGCTGAACAGGAAGTCTTTTAGTTTGATTGAACTTATTAAAAGGTTCTCCCATTGTCTTAAATGCATCACGATTATCAATCTCCCATATAAAAGGAGTGTTAGGCTCTAGTGAAACTTTGTTACCCTTCTCGTCTGTAGCATTAGGCATATCAATTAAACCAAAGATAACTCTTACTCTTTTAATTTGCTTAATTACCTCTTGTGTAGCCACAGGTAATGCCTTAAAGTCTTTGATGTACCCTGATGGCTTACCACAATTGAAGCTACCCTGATTATCCTTTAAGTCATTATTCAAGTTATCTGCCATAAGGGTTTTATGGTAGATACCCATAGGTTCGCCCTTCTTAGCAGACATATTCTTGACAAACCTCTTGTACATAAATCTTTGTACAAATGGTCTTATCTCAGCAGTAGGAGAATAGACAACAGGCATGTCAGGTCGTTCTAGTTTAAATGAACCACCCTTAACTACTACTGCTTCTACACTTTCGTCTCCAATCTTTTTCATACCCATAATATTATTATGATGTAATCTCATTCTTGGAAGTGGGTTCGCCCTACTCGTATCAGACGAACCTGTTTCTCCTGCGATACCCATAGCTTTTGCCATGTCTGCATAATTGTTGGTATCTATTGTAGTTATTTCATTTACCATTTTATTCCTTTCTGTAAAGTTTATAAGTTATATCATATAACATCTTTGGTGTCAAGCCAATTATTACCTATTTTTGCTTCTAATAATAATGGAACATTGAACTCTAATTCAAATGTAGAATTAATTAAACTAATCATTCTACTATTTACTATTTTAATAATGTCAATTACTTTTTCTACTTCATTTGGATGTATATCTATGACTATGGAATCATGTACACTATTAACAATACATGAGTTAAGACTAGATAGCTCCTTTTCTATATTCACTAATATAAGAGGAACTATATCAGCAGTAGCAAATGACTGAACAGGATAGTTCTTTATTTGTGTGAAGTGAGATACTTTACCATAAGAGTTTCTTCTTACATCAGGGAATGAGAACTGTCTACCTGATGGTGTAGTTATTTTACTAGTACTTATAGCCTCTTTAGCCAATTTGGAATGCCATAATGCGATTCCCTTGTACTTTTCTGTGAAGTGTTTGTAATATGTAGCCTGAGCATTCGTTCTCCCAAATCCTGTTGCTCCGTAGAGGGGTGCAAAGGTATGTGCTTTCGCTTCTTGACGAGAAGTTTTCTCACCTGCATCGCTAATAACACTAGCAGTATAACTATGAACATCAAATCCATCTTCTATCTCCTTCATTGCAGTTTTGTCTTGGGATAAGTAAGCTGATACCCTGAACTCTAGTTGTGCGAAATCCGCTTCAAGTATCTGCCCACCTTCCCAACGTGATATGAATACTTTCTTGACAGGGAATGTGCCACCTCTAGGCATATTCTGCATGTTAGGGTCAGCACCACTAAACCTTCCTGTGGCAGTCCTATGTTGTAATAACCTAACATGTAGCTTACCATCAGCTTTAGTGTATGTATTTATACCCTCAACGAAAGAGGATAGGTATGTGTCTAATGCTGATAGCCTTTGTAAGTCAGATAAGAATGTAACTGCATCCTGTAAGTTATTCTTTCTAGCTATTCCTTGTAGGGTAGCTAAGTTAGTTTTATTGACAGTAAATCCATTGGCACTTACCCATTTAGCATTAGGTGCAGTGAACTTTAATCCCGCCACCATTTTACTAGGTACAAAAATGTAGCCCACAGAATCACAAGTATCACACTTTGTAGGTCTAGCATAAGGTGTTCCATCTTTCTTAACCTTTCTGTAATAACCTGTACCTTGACAGTCAGAGCATTGCTGTGCTTCTGTCTTGTACACAATATCTGATTTGCTTTTTACATTCTTTTTATATTCATCTATCTCCATATAAGGTGAAAAGGTATTCGCCCATTCAAGTTTATCTTTAGGCTTTCTGCTATAGATGACCCAAGACATCTGTTCAGGACTGTTGAGATTAATACGTGTATCTCCCATTAGTTGTTTAACTTGTATATTTAATCTCTTCTCTGTATCTGCCTTTTCTTGTTCAAACTCATCTTTAACTTCATTTAGTTTGTTTACGTCAACAGTAAAACCATTCTGATATATTCTAGCTAATGTAACTGCTACACGATTTGTTAACACAACTGTATTCATTAACCCTGCATACTCTTCTGTGTATAGTTTCTTATATAACACATCAGATAATTCTTGTGTAGCTTTTAAGTCAGCAGATAATTAATCAGACAACTCTTGTTTAGGTATCTCATCAATAGGTACTTTGTTTTTAAAGTACTCTTTCATAGTGTCTTGCTTTTTAGTTTCTAAGTCATATCTATTTGCACAGGCTTCAAGAGACAATGGTTGTTTATTACCTCTTTGTAATACATATTCGCCTAACATAGTATCAAACACTGAGCCATCATACTTCATGCCACATTCCCAAAGCCACAGTAAGTCATGCACAATATTATGTCCAATCAATATGGTGGCTTGGTCTAATAGTTCTTGTACTCCATCAAAGTTATCTCTGAATAAATACTCTTCTCCTTTATCTGTGAGACAACCAACCATGACCAATCTATTGTCAGGTTCAAATGGGTCAAGATGTAGCTTACCATCTCTATGTGTAACTGTATTCTCTACATCAAGTGTTAGCTTCATAAGTAAGTATCCAATTTATCTATAGGTAGATTGTAACAGTCAGCACGTACAACAAAATTATTTGATGGGTCTACATCGCCCTTTTTCATAAAATTTGATTCCTTAAAGTATGCATCTTTATTTTTGACACCTAATAACCAACCAACAGATAAATCTTTTTTTACACGAACAAATGCATATGTGTCACATTTTTGTTTTGTATTATATGATGCAACACTACATTCATAGTAGGGTTTAGGTTCTACTGTTGTCTGCTTTGTCTTTACATCTATTTTTTTGTCTTCAACAATTACATCATAGTCGTAAGTATTTTTCCACTCTCCGCCTAATACATTCATAAAGATTTGCTCCCCTATAAAACCTGCTAGACTACCTGAACCTTTTAGTATGGAGTTATTTAACTTACCCATTTCATTAACTTTATCTTCAGCTAAATTAATCATTTCTTCTGTAATATTTACTTCAACCAATTAATCTCTCCTTATGTTTTTTTAAATATATAACAGCATTTTTAAGTTTTGTCAAACAATCTGAAAATCCACCTAAGCCTGTATTACAATGATGGCATATCCATCCTCTAAAAGTATTTGTTTTATGGCAGTGGTCTAATACCCAACTCTTCATTCTTAGTTGTCCGTACTTAGACATTTCCTCTATACTTCTTTCACATATAGGGCATACGTAATCATCATCAGGGTAAACATTTTCTCTTCTTAGTTTTTTGAGAATACTCTTATGTCCACTCTTACAGGACTTACAAGTTCTCTTTATTTCCCCTGATTGCATTACACTAAAATGTTCTATAGGCTGTTCAATATCACACTTAATGCACATAACATATGTTTGTTCTTTGTCTTGTCCTTTTATTACTTTATTTCCAAACAAATCTACATCCATTACTGATACCTAGCAGTTACATAATCCAATTCACAATGTTCAACACCATGCCATCCTGATAATTTATTCTTGACAATATTTAAATGTCTAGCAGGGCTTTCCTCTTCTCCACTATCAGGGTTTTTGACTGTATCCTTAGCTATAAGAATCATTAAATCAGCTTCTGCAGCCTTACCTGTTCTACTACCTTCCATCATAGCTTGATTCAAGTAAACCTTACCTTCAGCTTCAGCAGACAGTTGAGACATATAAAAGATTGCACACTCATGTTGTTTAGCTATCTGTCTAGCATGTATAGCATTAGCTTTAAGTGCTTCATCTGTTCTTGCAAAGCCACCTGTCCTAGCAAACTTATCTCCCATGTCTAGTACAACTATGTCAGGCTTGTATGCTTTACAGATACTCTCTACCCATGCCATGTCACGATTAGATGCATCTTTAATGTGTATATTCTTCTTGACAGGCTCATACAATTCTCTTGCCTTACTTGGGTCTTTCTTTATCTGATGCATTGTCATGCCTGTAGCTGATGTTAAGTATCTTGCACCAACTCTATGAGCAGACTCTTCGTTACATAGTATGATACACTTAGCACCTTGATGAGCAAAGCCACTAGGACTAGCAATTAAACTTGCATGAAAAGATGTCTTACCTGTATTAGGTCTAGCACCTACTTCAATCAAGTGACCTGCATTCACACCCTCAACCTTTCTAGTTAGACAAGGTATGTTGAATGTCCATCTAGCTTCTAAGTCATTTCTTTCTAGTAATGTTTCAATGCTTATGTCATCCCATTCTACTTTTAGATTGGGAGTAAAATCATCAGCATATAACTCAAGAACATTTCTAAGAGGTTCAAGAGTGGATTTAGAACCATTAACATAGTCAAAGCCGAGATTAGCAATGTCTTCGCCAACAACTTGCTGAAACAGTTTAGATAATACTTCTTGTGCAACATCTGAACCAAGTGGCAACTCCTTTTTAATTTGTTTGAACAAGCTAGAGTATGCTTGTTTCTGTGCAGTAGTCATTGATGGATTGTTAGACATGAACAATGCTTCAATCTCATCAGGTGTTACTGTTCTTTCATATCTGTCCATAGCTTTATCTATGGCACTCTTAATTTTTCTTACGTCTTTACTGAATAGTCTGTCAGGACACTTAGCACCTCTATGCTCTTGATAAAACTCTTTGTCCATTAAACTTCTTATTAGTGATAATTCCATGTTGGTTACTCCTTTGGGGTTAGTTTAGTTAAATTATCAAAGTCTTCTTTTCTCCTGTACTTTAAATCATCTGTCACTCTTAGCACTTTTACATCATTCACATATCCTCTCAACTCTTTTGCAAATGATAATGTCTTGGGTACTGCGTCAGGGTCTAGTGCTATTATAGCAGTTGAGAATCGTGAAAGGTATCGCTTGTGTGATTCAGCTAATGATGTACCCAACACTGCTACCCCAACATATACTTCATTGCCTACTGCGATAGCACTAACACAATCCTCAACAACAACTGCCACATTACCACTACCATAAACAAAAGGCAAGTTATTTTTACCATACCTTTTCCATTTAGGTAATCGTTTACCTAATGACCTACCTGTTGCATCAATCATTCTAGTACCATGCACAACAGGAAACACTAACCTGTCTTCTTTTACATCATACAACAATTCAATGCTATTAATATCAATGTTCCATTTATCACACCAAGATAAAACATTGGGTCTGTTGTTGTGTTGTACAACATAATCAGGTAATGAGAAGTTACTTACATCATCATCAAGTACACTAGGGTCAATGGCATCTCTTATATCATCCACAGACAAGTGAATACGTGCTGAACCTGATATACTACAAGATATTTTATAACAATTCCATAGTAACTTACCCATATTATTGGTAGCACTAAAAGTTTTGTAGCCATTACAGTTAGGACAGTTCATTCGTTTACTCTCTCCTACACTTAACTGTAAATCACTTACATAATTATATATATTCATTTATAATATACCACTTATATGTTATATAGTTCTTTGTTCGGCACGTTATCTGTGCTTATATCATACT